TACGAGACCAATAGAATTTATCACCCACGGGTATTTACGGTTGAAGACACGACAATGTCGAAACCTCTCTTCCAAGCCATCAGAGCAGAGAGCCTTAGAAGGAACGATTTTAGCCTTAGATGGCGTGAAGAAAAGCCTGGAACACGAATGTCTAAAAGAGATAGAATACAAGAAATTTTATCACAAAGGTTTGCAGTGGGGCAGATCCATATTAAAAAAAATCATTATTCGCTTCAAAGGGAGATTATAACATTTGGACCGAGAATGGCTCACGACGACGCAATTGATGGACTTGCTTATGCGTGCAAGTTTGCGTATCCCCCAAAAGGCCTTGAAGAAGGTAAAGAAGGATTTACTAAAAAGAAACGTAAAGCAAAAGATTGGGTAATAGCATAATGGCTAGAAAAAAAGCAGCAGAAAAAATAAGAGAGATATTTAATACTGCAAATAATGGCACAAGACAGCAGTGGGAATATATAAATCAAAAAGGCGAAGACTTTGCTAATGATAATCAATTAACAGCTAGTGAAAGAGATGCCTTAACAGATGCAGGTATGCCTACATTTACTATAAATAGGATAATTCCTATAATAGAGATGTTAAATTTCTATGCTACTGCAAATAACCCTAGATGGCAAGCTGTTGGAGCAGAAGGTTCAGATTCAGATGTTGCTTCAGTATTTTCAGATATTGCTGATTATATCTGGTATCATTCTAATGGGTCAAGCTTGCTTTCTAATGCAATAAATGATTGTATTAATAAGTCTGTAGGGTATTTGCAAGTATCAGTAGATCCTGATGCGGACAGAGGTCTAGGTGAAGTAAAATTATTACAGCCTCATCCTTTTGATATATATGTAGACCCTAAATCTAGAGATATACTATTTAAAGATGCTTCCTATATAATGATAAGAAAGGTATTGCCAAGGTCTCATGTTAAAGCTCTATTCCCGGGCATGGAAGCAAAAATTAGCAAAGCTTCAGGGCAAAATTTCTCTGAATACAATTACTCTGAAAAGTCTTATGATAGAACGCAAAAAGATTTTACATATAAAGAAGTTGATGATCCTGTAGATTTAGATAATCCTACAGAGACAGAAATAATGGTAGAATTATATGAATTATTTGAAAAAGTAAAAATGCCATTCATGTCTGTGTTTTATAGAATACCTCCTTCAGAAGAGCAGTTAAAGCAAATACAAGCTCAATTAAAAGAGCAGATGAATGCAATGAAAGCTGAAATGGAGGTTAAATTAATAGAAACTCAAAGATCTATAGAGCAGGCAGTGCAAGCTGGTGAAATGTTACCAGAAAGAGCTCAGCTTGAATTAAGAAAAGCTCAAGATGAAATGGCTACTCAGCTACAAATAGCTGAACAAGAAGCTATGGCTCAACTTCAAGAAGCAACTTCAAAAACAGAAAATAGCGTTATTCCTAAAAAAGATTTCGATAAGCTTATGAAAAATAAAGAGTTTAAAGCAAATCTAATAAATGCAGTTCCATATCATACTACAAGAATAAAGCAAACATGTGTTGTAGGTGATACCTTGTTATATGAAAAAGTTTTAGATGAAAAGATTCAAGACTATCCCATAGTTCCTTTTCACTATAAATGGACCGGTACTCCATATTCAATGAGCGCTGTAGCTCCATTGATAGGAAAGCAAAGAGAATTAAATAAAGCTCACCAATTAATGGTTCATAATGCTTCATTAGGTTCTAGTTTAAGATGGTTATACGAAGAAGGAGCTATAGAAGAAGATGAGTGGGAAAAATACTCTTCCTCCCCTGGGGCAATGTTAAAATATCGACCAGGACATCAACCTCCAACTCCTGTTCAACCTATGCCATTGCCAAATGCATTTTTTGGCCTTGTGCAACAAGGCAAAGGAGATATGGAATATCTCGCAGGAATTTATTCCTCAATGCAAGGAGATACTGGTCAACAGCATGAAACATTTAGAGGTATGCTTGCTATGGATGAGTATGGAACTAGAAGAATTAAGTATTGGATGAAAAATTCTATAGAACCAGCTTTAAAGCAATTAGGTGAAGTTGTTAAACAATACTCACAATCTGTATATACGGCTAATAAAGTATTTAGAATCGTACAGCCTAATGCACTCCAAGAGGAAAAAAATGTTGAAATTAATATTCCTATGTATAATGATATGGGCATGGCGATAGGAAAATGGAAAGATTATGCGGCAGCTAAGTTTGACATAAGAGTTATATCTGGATCTACACTGCCTGTTAATAGATGGGCTTACTTAGCAGAATTAAAAGAATTACTTCAAGTTGGTGTAGTAGACGATATGGCTGTATTAGCTGAAACTGATATTAAAAACAAAGAGCAAATAGCGAAAAGGAAATCTTTATATGCACAGCTATCGGGGCAAGTTCAACAACTTTCTGAAGCGATCAAAGATAAGGACGGCGCGATTGAAACCCTTGAAAGACAACTTGTTCAAGCTGGTATTAAAGGTAAAGTCATGCAAGCAGAAATGGAAATAAATAAAAAGAAAGAAGAAGCCAAGTCTAAAATTGAAGTTGAGAAAGAAAATACAAAATCTAATCTAACTCATATCAAAGATGCTGCTGGAAGAGAATTTGAAGGCAAAAGAAAAGATTTAGCAATGGAAGCTGATTATTTAAAGAAAGATTTAGCATTAGAAGTAAATAATGCAAAAAAAGACTTGCAGCGAAATAACGAATCAGAATAACTTAGAGCCGATAGTAACATATCAGTTTTTTGAAACACTAAATAGAGGACTTTATGACAGAGTCAACACAAGATCAGCAAGGCAACCCTTTTGAAGGCCCCGATGCTGATAGTTCATCTGAGACATTTTTTAATTCTTTAGATGATAATTTAGGTACGAGGGAGATCCCAACTCCCGAGCCAGAACAGGTAACATCACAAGAGGTGATCCCCGATGAAGCTGGAGAACAAGGGAATGAGAATAACGTTAATGCTGATACAGATTGGCAAAAACGTTACAATGATTCTTCAATAGAAGCTAGAAGATTAAAGGCCGAGAACGATGAGCTCCAACCCTTTAAATCAGTAATTAATTTCTTAAAAGAAGATTCAGGTGCAGTAGATGTATTACAAAACTATTTAAAAAACGGTGGTGAAGTTCCTCAGAATGTACAAGAGGAATTAAAGTTAGATGACGATTTCATGTTTGACATGGATGATGCAACTAAAGATCCTGATTCCGATAGTGGAAAACTTTTAAATAGAATGGTTGAGAAAAAAGCTCAATCAATAGTTGATAATACTTTACAGCAAGAGCGGCAAAAAACCATACAAGCTCAACAGCAAGCTAAACAAAAAGAAGCCAGAAAGGTTTTTATGGAAAAAAGAGGCTACACTGAAGAGCAAATGGATGATTTAGAAAATAGAGCTAAGCAACAAGTGATGACATATGAAGATATGGATTTATTGTTAAATAAAGATCGTATCAATCAAAATGTTCATCAAAATGCTCAGAAGGAAGTTATGAATCAAATGAATGCCGTTCGGAACATTCCCACCAGTATAGGTGGAACTAATAGCACTGGTGCAGGTTTATCGAGTGAAGAGCAATTCTTTAATGATGTATTCGGTGACCAGACAGTGCAAGATGACAACCCGTTCTAGGCTAATGTAAAAAATTAATCCTAGCCTCAGAACACTAAAATGAAAGTGAGGCTATAAATGGCTGATTATGATGGAATAACACCAGGCGCTGGTAATCAGGGCCCGATTCCAAGCGGAAATCCGCATACAATAGAACAACCGACCCAAACTAATCCTTGGCAAGGTGATAATTTCAACATTACTAACCGAAACCAACAGGACCTTCAAAGAGGTGCTGAAAAAGGGGTTTTGGACATAGGGGATCTGGGGAGGAATTATAATTTTGGTAACACTTATACCAATTTATCCTTTCAGCGTGACCCGTTTGTACACTTATTAACTAAATTCAAAAAGAAACCAACTGACGACTTTAAGTTTGAATATGCAGTAAAAAGAAATAATGCTACATTCAAACGATATGGGTATGTAATTGGCGTTTCTGGCAATGCTGCTACTTATGCTGATGCTCATGATGCAACAGCTACCACATGGAATGCAGCTGCTTTACAAGCTATATGTGCTTTAAATTCACAACGTTATCAAGTTAGAGAATTACCTGATGCGCAAACAAGCACTAATACAGACGATATTATTAATTTAATGATGGCTGGTGATTACAAGACTCATGGTAATATTACTTCAGTAATGAATGCTAATGCTTCAGGTGTTGGATCTGGTGGATTTACAGTAGGTGAATTATATACATTCCCTAATTACTTCTTAGTTAACCAAGTTATTAGAATACCTGTTACAGATTCTCTGGGTGGAGATGTTAAAGATTATGCTTTAGCTAGAGTTTTAGATGCTTCTAAAACATGGAAATCTTCAACAAGTGCTGGAGCTGTTTTAGCTGAAGGTCCAATCCTTAAAGTCAAAATGATTAAATATACAGGATCTACTAATAAAATACCTACATCATTAGTTGGTGCTGCTGCATCTGAAGATCTTGTAGATGTTAATGCTGGATGGGGCAATGCTAATAGTGTTGCTGGAAAGTTAGAGCCACTAAGAACTTATATCTCAGGTACTG